CTCCCCCCCCCTCCCCTCGCTCTTTTTCCGTATCAATGAACGCTCCGCAACTCCGGCAGCGATACGCTCGGATGCACCGCCCTGTCAACCTTTCGCTGGGCTGGGTTTTCGATTCGGGGATGAACCGCTTCCGGCAACGAGCGGTGTCTTTCCTCACGCTCCCGAAGTGATTCGTAGGCCATACGGAACTGTGCTCGCAATGTGGCCCGCTGACCGGTTTGCGAATCGCAAACGGCTTCCCAGCCGCCGAGACCTTGGATCGTCCGCCACGTGAGGTTGTCGAGGCTCTCACGTGCTGCCTGTGCGTTGCAGAAGCCATGCTTTCGGACGGCCGCCAGCATTTGCTCGAAGGATTCTCCAAACGTAATGCACTCGCCGTACGTTGCGGCTGATGCCAACTTGCGGATCTTGGCGATTGACGGCCAGTCGTCACCCTCGCAGAGATAACGCATGATGGCGGATTGCAGTGTTGGCAGTGGGATATCTTGGAGGCATTGATACCAGATCTCCAGTTCCTTCGCGTTGATGGTCTCTCCCGTGCCGATTCCCAGCACTGCGAGCGCGACCCCGAATTCATGTTTTGTTAGCATTTTCATTCTCCAGAAATTTCTTAACTTCATCGATCTGATCTGGTTCATTTTTTCCTTTGCCTCCGGCCTCGTAAATCCCAGTGTAACCTTGAGCGATCGAATTGTAAATTGCGGCGATGGCTCGGTCGTGGCCAATCTTAGTAAGTAAATTGATCTGCCGCTTCACAGCCAGCGACGTTAGTTTTTTTTTGATCTCACGCCTGTGCTGTTCCCATTCCGACCAGGCGTCTCCAAATTCGACGGTGTCGAGTTCCAGATTTAGGTCGTCGCTTTCAGACAAGAGGGAATCAGGAAAGAGGGAATCAGGAAAGAGGGAATCAGGAAAGAGGGAATCAGGAAAGAGGGAATCAAGGCGCGCTGGCATGCGCCTAAGTTCCTTGCTGGGTTTATGTGTCGGTTGACACGGTAATTTCCCTAGCGCTTCTTTCGTGTGCGGGCGCTGGTGTCGCAGGAACTCGGGAATCTCAATGAGGTTATAACACTCGGCAGCGTACCGTACGATCAGACCTTGCTTGGCGAGTTGCCGCAAGAGGTCGTCGCAATCGCAAACATCGTAGGGCAAAACTTCGGTCTTGATTCGCTCCGGTCGATCCTCAAGCCGCCCATCCCGATCGGCTATCGTCCACAACCCGGCGAACAGCAGCCGGGCAAGAGGCTCACATTCCGCAAGCTGCTCGGAGGTGAAAAACCCTGGCTTAATGTTTCGCGACCTTGCCAATTCAGCCTCCCTGCACAGCACAAAACACAAATCCCACAAACCGGGGCGGAAATGTTGACTTGAACGGCTTTCGCCGATTCAAGCACACCGGTTTATGGGATTTGTGTTTCGCTAAGTTTTTCATAGTCAACTTGCGCATCACATCCGCCAAGGGAGTCAAGTCAGCCAGCCAGCCATCAGAACTCCATTTATTTGCTTTGTCAAGCCAGCTCGACAAAAATTCTCACCTGAACGTATTCGCCGGGTTCGAGGTGGAACCCCGTGAATAATTCAAAATCTCTAGAACACATCGTGCTGAGAACAGAATCATCATGCTCTAACCAGAATTGTTCCCTGGCAGCATTCACTTTCGGTTTACACTTCCAAAGCTGATAAGTTGTGCCTTCGTCGTATGCGTTCACATTTTTATTGCGCGACAACCAAACTTTTTTCGGTCTTTTCTTCTGTTTTGCCATGACTGGTTCCTTGCTCCTATTTATGAGATGCCGCAGAGTGGCAACTTCATCCGGCGACGGTGCAAGTCTCTTTACCAGGTTGCCGGAGAGGGTGGATTATAGGACCATGCTAGTTATCCTGGTGCGCGGAAACATCGACGTGTAGTGAGTGCTTGATATTCGGCGAACGTACTTTATAGCAGTCGCGCTGAGCATAGATCAGCGGGTCCCAGCCTTCACGGATCTCAGCGGTGATGCGCGCAATCTCTTCCAGAGACGGGTCGTCAATCCGATGCGTGGTAAACTTGCGATTGGTGGCTTTAGTTTTCCGGGTTCTCACCGCCATTCTCGTGCTCCTTTATACGCTTCAATGCCTGGCCGCATCTGTGTCACAAACCGGGGCGCCCGGCCAACCTCACACCACAGTCAAACCGGACGCCCCACAACCCAGAGCTACGCCGCCCCGGTGCCTGATTTTTCAAACGATTCCCCCAGATCCTTCGCAAGGGACAGAAGTATCTGCCATTCGATTTCGCTTAATTTACCTTGCTCATATTCCGCCATCACGGATCTTTTGATTTCCGCCAAAGCCTCCGAATCTTTCGCGGCTTGCAAGTCTAAGGCGAAATTATAGGCAAGCTTCACTAGAGATTTCTGCGGTTCGGCCGGTTCTTGCTCTTTTCTCCCGGCAAGTTTCGGACTCGTAAGATCCGCCGCCTTCGCTCCTTTTTTCTTAGGCTTCGGCTTTTTGCCGCCGCTGTTTTCCGGCTTCTCGAACGCCTCGGCGACTGTCGTTTCCCCGTCGTTAATCGCGGTCCACAATCCGACAAGATGCACACGGTTGTCTGCGGTCCAGTTTTTGTAACTTCTGCCCAGAGCAGATTCCAACATCGCCAGCGACACTTTGATCGTCTGGAAGCTGTCAATGATGGACGTGATAGCTTTGTCATCAAGAAGTTCGGCAGCCCTGCGGTCAGCCAGCAACATAATCTCAGAGCGCAAGCCAGGAGGGACGGAGCGGGTGATGACTTCCCGGACACGCCTCGAAAGTTCTGCCTTGACCACGACGTTGTAAAAGCGGTCGTCGGGGTGCTTCACCTGCTTTTTGAATTTTGAGGTATACCACTTTGATATGATCCCGCTGTCTTCCCAGACTCTTCCTTTTTGATAATCGGTGAAAGACGCTGTGACCTTCACCGTGTCGGCATCGATTGGACTTACGTCAGTTCGGATGCGGCAATAACCGTAGGCCTCGGCAATCGCTTCGGCAGCACGCACGGATAAATTTCGAGCATATCTCATTTGTCCGGTGTTAGAGTCTTTGCCCACCGGCTTGGTATAGACGGCAGCCTTAGCAAAGGATGGATAAGCGTCAAACTGGTCTTTAATCTCCTGCAGGATCATTTTGTGATTTCGAGGATGTGCCGCCGCTAGCGACATGATATTGTCGTTTTCCATTTTTAGGACAGCCAGCTCCGCAGGCAGCCCGGCAATTTGAGAGACATCTCCGATCACTTGTTCGATCACTTGTTCGATCACTTGTTCGATCACTTGCGGTTCTTCTATTAGCTCTGGCGCTGGCATCGTTTTGCCTTTCAGGTTTGTAATTCGACAAGTTCTCGTTGACCTTGCCGCGTATAGGGACAGGTGCGAAAATAGCCGCACCACTTTTCGGAACACCACCACGCATCAGGAGGTGCTGGTAGAAATACTCCAGCCTGAATCGCCGTGTTCATCATGTTGATTCGCTCGGCTAGTGCAGCAAAATCAGCTTCTATCCGATCAGACTCAAGGACTTGTCGATACGTCTTAGTTTTGGTCTGGATGACGCAATCGAGCTTGACGCTCTCTGCGGGCATACCCGACATCGCGTGAAATGCAGCCGCATAGACGGTTAGTTGTATTGATTCGTCGGCGTCCGCTTGATTCTTTTTCTTGCCGGCAGTCTTGAAATCGATGACCTCGTTCTGGTCTGTTCCCAAATCTATGATGCCGAGCAGGTTTTTTGGTGAATCGGGAATTACAATCTCAATTTTCTCTTCGACCATGATCGGTTGGTAGCAGGGGGCCTGTTCCAAAGCGTGAACCAGAGCTAACTCAGCTAGAGAATCTTTCGCTTCCCCGATGACGGCCGCCGATCCGATTGATTGCTCTTCGTCGCTCAAGACATATTCGCCGTGCACAGCTTCGTCAAAAGCGGCGACCGCAATCTCCTGGATGTCTTCCGCAGGAAGATCCTCACGCGATTCCATCTTCTGCCGCATGTTGACTTTGGCAGCTTCGTGGAACCCGCTGCCTTTCATCAGCGACACGCCCGGCGGGATAATATCGCCCTCCATGTAACGGCGGCGGTATTGTTCTCCGCATTTTGCCATCATTCCCATCTGGGTCGGCGAATAATATGATCTACCGCTCGTCATAATTTCCTCCTATTATTTGAAACGGGTCATCCGTGATCCCCGTCCGTCCGATCCGTCTTTAGGTTCGCACGGCTCCGGCTTCTTAGAGGGTTGGCTGTCCGCCGAAACCGGCTCGGCGTGATCGGCCTCTAGTATTTCACCGCGGAGGATAGGCACGTCAAATTTTCTGCTCAAGACCAACATTTTTTAAATCCTCCGTGATGGTTAGAAATGCAAATTTTATTCAAATGTTTTCACGCCGACTTCCGAATCAGCCCCCTCTTGCCGAGACGCCTCGGCAGTGAGGATCGCAAGGTCCGTATCCTTGATGTGGTTTGCAATCAGCCGCCGGTTGTCTGCGTCTAAGCCTTCCCACGCAGCTTGCTGGATAGAGAGCAATCCGGGTCGATTTTCACGCCGGAACGCTTCAATCGCGACGTCAAGGCCGAGCTTCCAGCGTTCGCCGTGACTCAGCTCCGAGAAGTATGTCGCCCCGCGTTTGGGATGCTGAACGATCAACCGGAACTCTTTATCGACGGTGAACGGCCCGCCCATTTCGGCGACCAACCGGGACAAGATATCCTCGGTCCCGTGGGCGGCGTCGCGTAGTCGTTCAGAGTTGCGGTTTGCGATTGTCTTTCGATCGTCGAGCACCCCCGCCTCGCGCCGCCGGACAAGAGCGTCACGGACGCGCACGCCTGTTTCAATGGCTTCGCGGGATGTCTCAACTTGAGCCGCGAGCGTCTTGGTGATTTCTGGGTCCGGCGGTTCGACATCTTCGACTGCTCTGACGTCCGTTTCCCATTTGAAGATCAATTTCTCGTACTCTTGAGCGCGGCGCAGTGTCGAATACGACAAGTCTCTACGGTGCTTGATTGTTTCCAGCAGCTCCGTAGCCTTAGATAACTTGAGCCGGATCTCATCGATATGTTGCTGTTGCGTGGACACTTCGATGGTAATTATTTCGAGTGCCACTTCCGCAAAACTGGCGGTCGTCCCGTCGTACTCCGATTTGCTCTCCTCGATACGCATGCGTGCTGCGGAAGCCGTTTCGATGGCTTCTCTCGCAGCAGCCGACCGTTGTTTCTCAGTCGCCAACTCAGTGATTGCTTGTTCCAAATCGGCCTGCAATGCATCCGCATCGTGTGGAGCCTCAATGTCGATCCCTTCGTTCGCTTCTCCCCGCGCCCGGATATCACGTTCGAGGTTCTCGGCAACGTCTGCCTCTTTTCGGCTCGCAGCCTCGAAGTCGCGCTTGACCGCCGCAGCCAGCGAAACGATGTTGTCCTTGTCGATCGATGCCGGTTTGACCAACTCTTGAAACTGCTCTTTCCCCCCGGCAAGGTCGTAGAACAGGGAAGGGTCGGTATTGACACCGGCGTACATTACCAATCTCTTGATCCGGCGAGCGTCCGCCGCGATAGGATCTTTCAATCCGGGGTCAACCAAATCGGCGATATTCAGCCGGTCCTCGACAGACTCGATTTCCAATTCACCGCTCCGCCGATTCGCCCCACCGCGCCCCACCTTAATGCGGACTCCGAATCCCTGAACTGTTCCCCCTGTCGTTCCGTCCCGGTTGCCGAGTCGCGATTTGCCGGTGACCAGGCCATCGACGGCTTGCAGAGCTTGCGTCTTGCCCGCGCCGTTGGGGCCGGTCAACACTGTGATTGTGCCGGGCTTGGCCACGATTGTTAATTCCTCGATTGGTCCGATGTTTTCGATTTCGATTTCGTTCTCCATTTCGTTCTCTATGACCTCTTCCGGCGGCTTTGGATGAATGGTATTTTGCCCGTGTTTATGTGATATTCTGATTCCTTTTTCAGCTGGCATCGTTCAGTTCCTTTTGTTAAGAAAACCCGCTTCGCGGTAATGTCGTGAGAACTCCGCACGGCGTAGCGAGGTAGAGAAACTGGTCATTTCTTTTATATTTTTTTACTTGACCCAAATGCGACCGCAGCGCTGGCATTGCATACGTCGCAAATAAGGTGCAAACGCTCTGATATGTACTGCAATGAGTGACGCATGCTTAGCGCCGCAACGGCATTTTTTGCCCGGATGACTCACCCAGTCCGGAGCCGGACGTTCCAATTCGCGTTGCCACGCCTCTTCGCTCTCGCGTTTGATGCCGTCTCCAAGTAGAGAGTCACTTGCAAGCGGTGGACGATCTGAGGAATTTCCAATCACGTTGACGGCTCCTGATTTTTAATGCGAAGTTGTTTCAATTTTTTTGTCTCTTTCCGGCGTGCCGGTAAATCTCTTGCGGCAATTAACGTTGCTGCATTTCAAAATTGTCATCCCAATGCTTCCAGTTCAGATTTTAAGTCTTCTTTTTTCAGTTCCGCGAGTCGCTGTATTCTTACAATTTCTTCGAGTTCTCTGACGAGTGCCCGGATTGCCGGCAAATGGCAAGGGAGTAAGTCGACACAAAAGTTTACAGCTCCTGTGATGTTGAAAAAACTCACGGAGTCAGAGTGCCGGTGGATAAGAGGTTGGTCGGCATCTGTAAACTTAAAAAGATACTCAGTTCGCGTGTACATAGCCTTCTCCTAATTTTTTCCAGAAAATCTCTTTCGTTTTTCACACAATGTTTCTAGATGCTCTTCGTAGTCTTTGCGGCACGCTGCTACAGCAGATTCGTGGTAAGGTTCGCCGTCGCGAATTTGTTCCATGATCCACTTGCGAACGATTTGTTCTTCATCAAGGAACTTAACTGCGACACCCCGGTTTTTGTCGTAGGACCAGTCGGTGACGAAAATAAATTCAATGTCGCCAATCAGTATTTTGTCTTCGTCAACGTCGTAATGCAAAACGTCGTAATGCAAAAAGGTTTCGTATTCGATAGAGCGATTTTCGTCGGTGATTGTCCAATGAGCTATATTCATGGCGATTCATCCAGTCCAACGTGCCGCTGCTTCAACTGCTTGATCTTTACCCTTGATTCTTTGAGCACCTTGCCCGCTATAAAATGCATTTCTAAAGATTCGCGCAAGTCATCAATAGTGCCTCCCAGCCGCTCAATCTCTGCCCGCAACCCAGCCGTGTGCCGCTCGATAATCACGGCAAACACAAAGCGGCAGTGAGCCAACACGTCTTCAGCTAAAACCAGCTTTGCTACGCCGCGGTCACTCAACCTACACATCAGAGCACTAATAATGTCGGCAGCCACTTTTGATGCTTCGCTTTCCAACATGATTTCTGGCTTGCTCATTTCTGGCTTGCTCCTGGTTTCAACTCCTTTTCGGCTTTCTCAAATACTCTGCGTATTGGTCCATCCGGCAAATCTTTCCAAGGTATTTCGTGGAATAATAGTTCTGCGCAGTGTATGTGCATTGCCAGTTCTTCAGCTATTCCTGGTACGTGGCCTGTCGTTATGATATCGCCAAATAAGAGGTAATCCATGAATGTCTTACCGCAAAGCTGGCACTCGCCAAGCCGGCAGTCTGGCCCAGGCATTCCAATAGACAGGTTGCTCATAGCGTCGCCTCCAAAAATCTCTACTGGATAACAGCGATATGTTTTTGACCGTCTAGCTCAAATTCGATGTTCCGTCCTGAAAGCGGCGATTGTTTTTCAGACTCTTCCAAACCAGTTTCAATCACCGTTCCGTGCAACACGGTCCCGCCTTCGATCTTGCCGCAGGTGATTTTCTTGTCGTCTGCATCAATCTTTTCCCAGGTGCAGATCCCGGCGAAGCAGTGGTACTTAAATTTGAGAATGTGCCGGCATTCGATTGATAGTGCTGCGGATATTCCTTCACCAGATGCGATGGATCCGCCCGAATAGATGGCCAAGTCCGCTGTTATTCTCCCGCCCGCTGTTATTGACCCGCCCGCTGTTATTCTCCCGCCCGAGTTTATTGACCCGCCCACCGTGATGGTTCCACCTACTTTTATGGACCCGACTGAGTCAATGTACCACTCCGCTAAGATGGACCCGCCCGCTGTTAGTTCCCTGCCTGAGTCGATGAACCCTCCAGATTTTATTGACCCATCCGAGACTATGGACCCGCCTGCTGTGATTGACCAGTCCGTTTCGAGGAACGTCCCCTCTTTTATGACGAGGCGCCCCTTCACCAGTATTTTGTTTAGGCGGATAACCCCAAGATTCGCGGCGATCTCAACATGCCCGTCAAAATTCAATAAGCCGCTATTTTTGACGTACTGGCCGTCTCGGAAATCGGCTGACGTAAGAGTGAGAATCTTCATGGCGTTCTCCCGGTTGCGTCCCGGACCGCGAGAAGAGCGGAGCGAAACAGTATCGATGAAAAAACCGCTGAATGAGGAACAAACTCATTCAACGGACGTAACGTTATCGTGCGCGATAACGAAATTCAAGAGTAATCCAAGTTAATTCTCAGAATTTTTGGATTGTCTTTTGCCCGGTAGGACGCGGATTCGCTCGACATCGCTTGCGGACAGAAGCCAGTCTCGGCCAATTTTCATGCCTATTTTATTGGCGGATTTGTTTTGCTCTTGCAGAATTTGGCGAACGCGGCCACTGGTGATGCCAAGAAATTCGGCTGCATCATGGGTTGTAAGCCATAGCTGTGGCTTTGCTATTTTCATATTTCCAGACTACCATGTGCGATAGCGTTGTCAATAGCACACGACAGGGACAAAAATCGGCTGCAAGCCGTGAGGTTGTTCAATCAATCCTATATTCCCGTCGTGTGCTTTTCTGCCGTCATTTTCTGCCGGCATAGCACGGCATGGAGATAAGATGACCCGGAACCAGACTGCTCCGGGTCATCTCCGCTCTCTGTAACCGCTCAGCACGGTTGCGCATCTTGCAGGTGGCGGCAATCTCCGGATGACATCCAGTAGATGTCTTCGACTGGCACTTCAATTTCGTCGTCTTCGTCGTTTTCAATATCCAGGTACCCGGACACAGCCAGGCCGGCTTCCTCCCTTTCGTCACTCCACAGGGCGCCTCTTTCGTATAGCCAGTCTTCGTTTGCCCAATCAGTTGCTGGCTCCCACTTGACTGGTTCAACCCAGTTGACACCCGGATAACTTGTTCTGTGCATCAATCGTACTTTGATGGTTTGTCTTTTGTCTGCCGGCATCTCTCGTCTCCCGTTAGTGGTTTCGTTGCTCATTGTCTGCCTCGTCAGGCCGGGGTGACGCCCCGGCGACCCCCTAAGGGGTTTCGGCTACTGGCTCACGCCCTGGCTCACGCCCTGGCTCACCGAGTGATCCCCTCAACTTGTTCCAGATCGTCATTATTCTCGATCCAGCTGTTTACATAATCTTGAGCTTCGACGAGCGTCTCAAATTCGTCTTGCCCCGGCTCAGTGCTTACCCAGACGTCATTGGAATCGAGTGATTCCGCTGAGTAGACCCCAAACAAATTACTGATTCTGATCTGTCGCTTGGCCATCGCTTTTCTCCCGTTTGTGGTTTCGGTTCTCATTTCGATTCTCATTTCGTTTCTCGTTGTCTGCCTTCCCCTTGACGGTTTCGGCTGCGTTTCTATAATAGCATACGTATCAAGATACAGTTTGGATTGGTTAATCCGAGTAAAATCGTGAAAAAAAATGAGAAAAAACCGCCAGGTCCGAAGCTGTTAGAAAATGATCGGCGGCGAAGCTATCGGATGCAAATTCCGCTCAACGCTTCGGAACGAATGAACATCAATCTTGCAGCCGCCAGACACGGGCAGCCCGTCGCTGTGTGGGTGCGAAATCAGTTGGAAATGGCTATAAAATCTTGACATTTTTATTTACCAAAAACCGTATTTCAGGCATGAACGCTCAACCGCAAAACGGAGATAAAAGTGATCCGGAACCCAGCGGGGGTGGGGGGGCAGTTGCCAAACGTGAAGAGCTGAAATTGGAGAGACGTGCGCTGCGCCAACGCTGGAATGTCTCTGAGCAAGAGTTGCGGGCTGTCCTGTCGAGACAGATTGAAATTGCAATCGACCCGGATACCAAAAACCGTACAGCGACATCGGCATCTCGCGCCGTCATTGCCGCCGTTGCACAGAACCAGGCGGACGAACATAAACAGCAGCCGGACGAGGTCAATATCAATCTGACCGGTGGCGTCCGAATTGTCGAGGATGACAACTGGTATGGAAACGCCGACCGTCTTGCTGCCCTCGCCGATGGCGCATCAGATTCCGATTCTATTGGACCCGGCCCGGTTTAAGGTAGTGGTGGCCGGCCGCCGGTGGGGAAAAACGGGAACGGCGCTACAGGCAGCGATTAGAGGGCACGGACCGGAGCGCGGCGACTTTCGCGGTGCGATTGACGGTGCCCTGATCTGGTGGGTCGCTCCGAGTTCCACGACGATCGAGGCATCCAACGTTTGGCATGATCTCAAGCGGATGACATCAGGTGCCTGGACCGATAAGAGCGAGATCCACAAACGGATCAATCTGCCGGGTGGCGGTTCGATTTCCGTCCGTTCTGCTGATGACCCGAATTCTTTGCGCGGTCCGGGACTGGACGGTCTGATAATTGATGAGGCTGCGTTCTTGTCCGTGGACGCTTGGCAAAATGTCTTGCGGCCCGCGCTCTCGGACAAACAGGGGTGGTGTTTATTTATCACGACCCCGAACGGCTACAACTGGATCAGAGGTCTCTATGCCGACGCTGTGGATCGACCCGGCTGGTCGCGGTGGCAGTGTTCGTCGAGCGACAATCCACTTGTTACGGCTGGAGAACTGGCCGATATCAAACGGACTATCGGTCCGCGCCGTTTCGCCCAAGAGCACGAAGCGAAGTTCACGGAGGTCGAGGGCGCGTTGTGGCCGTCCGAGTATTTCGAGGATCACATTTATGCGAACCCGGATGAGTGGCCGGACAGATTTCAGGCGACGGTCATCGCAATCGATCCGGCGATAGCCGTCACGTCGATGGCCGACTATTCCGCCATCGTGTTCGCTGGGTTGGCCCGCGGGAAGCTGTGGGTCGATTGCAAGCTGATTCGCTGCCCGCCCGTGGAATTAGTACAACATGCTGTCGCGATGTCAGACAAATACATTCCGGTTCGCGTTGGAATCGAGAGCAACGCATTTCAGGCTGTGCTTCGCCCGTTGTTCGATGGATATTGCCGGGAGCACAAACACGCTCCGCTCCCGTTGTCGCTGATCAACAATCACGAAAAGAAAGAGGTTCGGATCCAGCGTCTCGATCCGTACCTCGCGAACCGCCAACTCAAGTTCCACCCGCATAATCCGGATTGCAAGATTCTGGCCGAGCAGCTTATGATGTTTCCAAGCAAAGGATACCACGACGACGGGCCGGACGCGCTCGAGATGGCGATCCGGCTGATCCGTCATATTACGACACGCACTGTTCCGCCAGAGGAGGTTTTGGTTCCATGACAACAGAACTCATTAAAGCCAAAACCGAACTCGCCCTCGTCGAATCCCAGCTCAAGATTGAAGAGGCAAAGGCCAGGACCGCCATCATCAAACAAGCGGCCAAGCCGCTGGCAGAACATTGGGATTTCGTTCCACACGCGGTTGACAAGTTCTCTTTCCGCGACCCGCATTTCTTCGCCGATGGATTTCCGCACAGGCATACGCCCTGGTCGCTCAAGAGCGACCGTGAAGACGGCAAGTTCTTTCCGCTCTACGAGACGGAGATGGACCTTGCTCGCATTCGCGGCCAGTCCCGAAACCTTGCCGCGTTCACGTCCACGGCCATCGGGGCTGTCGAGGCGTTGAAAAACTACGTGTACGGGACCGGGTTCACCTACACGATTCAGGCGGCGGAAGGCGTGCAGGCCGATGAACTCGTCAAGCAGGCCCAGCGTGTCATTGATAAATTCATCGAGCTGAACGATTACACGGGCATCATTGACGCCGAGAGCCACCAGCGCAGCCGTGAGGACGGTGAAGTATTCATGCATCTTAGGGCGGACGGGTCGCGAGTCTTATTGGATATCATCGAGCCTGACAACGTGACCGAACCGGCAAACAAACGGGAAATCGAGGACTGGCTGGAGGTCACCGGGAAGGTTCCCGTCTCCGCGTTCGTTACGTCGTGGAAGTTTGGCATCCTCACACCCCAACGGCACACGCACGAGACACTGGGGTACCACGTTGTCTACGATTCAGCCGGCAACGATTGGGAGTGGGTGCCAGAGAGTCAGATGGTGCACATCAAACGCAACGTGCCCAGGAAAGCTAAACGCGGCGTCTCTGATTTTGTGCCGGTGTGGGAGGACATCGAGGCTGAAGCACGGCTGCGGAAGAACACTGCTGAAGGGGCCGCGATTCAGGCCGCGATTGCGTTTATCCGCGAACACGTTCCCGGTACGTCGAAAACTGATATCGTTGATTTCGTCGCTGCGAATGCAACCACAAATTACGGCAAGTCCATCAAGGACGGCACGCGCACAACGCAGGTCGAGAAGTTCCAATCGGGGACCGTGAAGGATATCCCCGAAGGTATGAAATACCATGCCGGCCCGATGGGCACGCTCCGCTCGCCGATCTTCATCGAGGTTGCACAGTTCATTCTTCGCTCAATTGGTCAACGCTGGAGTTTCCCGGAGTTCATCATCTCCGGCGATGCCAGCAACGCAAACTTTGCTTCGACGCTGGTTGCCGAGTCGCCGTTCGTCAAGGCCCGCGAATGCGACCAGGCGTTCTACAAAAGAGGCGACTCGGAACTGCTGTGGAAAGTTCTTCGCTTGGCCTGGGATAACGGCAGGTTGAAAGGCGACTGGCAACAGATTGAGCAGTCAATCGAGGTCAAGATCGACGCGCCGGAAGTTGCCAGCCGGGACAAGCAGAAACAGGCATCGACCGATGAGATCCTGCAACGCATGGGTGTCAAGAGCCGTCGAACGATTGCCGCCGAGCATGGTTTGGATCTTGGTGAGGAGTTGCGGAACATGGAAGAGGACGGCGACCCGCAGCCGGGGGAGGGCGAATCACAACCGCTGAGCGAAGCGGCCAGGTTTCTGGGGTTATCCTTAACTGAGGCGTCTGGTTGCGGGACCGGGACAGGCGGGTTCGGATCTGGCAACACGTGTGCCAAAGGGGGAAGCGGGCGCACGGGTCGATCACTTGAGTCAGCGACTCGCAATGACGCAGGTGATCTTGTTTTAGCCGGTGGTTCAAAAGTTCCCGCACACATCGAAAAACTACGGATACCTCCAGCATGGTCGGATGTGGAAATCAACCCTGATGCACAAGGCGATCTGTTAGCCAGGGGCCGTGATGCAAAGGGCAGGAGCCAGCGAATTTATTCCGATTCGTTTTCTTCAAAGCAGGCAGAAAAGAAATTCTCCCGGACGCGTGAACTGATCATCAAAAGCGATGGGATCAAAACTCAAAACGCCGCAAATTTAACGAGCAGCAATTTGGAGACAAGAAGCTCGGCCCAAGTCATGACGTTAATCCAAGAGACCGGGATACGCCCAGGTAGCGACCGGGATACAAAAGCCGCAAAGAAAGCGTTTGGCGCGACAACGTTAGAGGGGCGGCACGTCGTCGTTGAGGGCGATTCGGTGAGTCTTCAATTCACCGGAAAAAAAGGGGTTGAACTCAACATCCCGATTAACAATCCGCAACTTGCAAATATGCTCAAGGACAATAAACAAAAATCCGGATCGGACGGCAAACTGTTTCAAACGAACGCAAGCGAATTGCGCGAGTATTCCAAAACTCTGGACGGCGGTGGATTCAAGCCTAAGGATTTCCGCACGGCAAAAGGAACGCAAACGGCCATCAGCCTTATCAAACAAAATCCCAACCCCGCAAAGAATATGAAAGAATACAAAAGTCGCGTCAGAAATGTCGCCGTAGCAGTTTCCAAACAGCTTGGAAATACGCCGGCAATTGCCTTACAATCTTATATCGACCCCGTCGTTTTTTCCGGTTGGAGACCCACCAGTGGCTGATATTCCCGGACTTGATGCTGATATTCATTTCGGATCGATCGATTCTAAGCCGGACGATTGGCGAAAAGATAAAGACCTCATCGAAGAAATTGATCCGGATGATGATGAACTGTTTGATACCCCAAAAGACGTGATCGCAATTTTAGGGTTCGATCCTCTCGAAGAGGACGATGATAAACCAGAGACGGTCGTCGAATCAACGCCACTATTACCCGCGGATCAAGGGGCGATGGAAGGCGCGGCGACGCTGGAAGCGGCCAGGTTTCTGGGGTTATCCTTAACTGAGGCGTCTGGTTGCGGGACCGGGACAGGTGGGTTCGGATCTGGCAATACGTGCGCGAAGGGTGAAGGAACATCTAATACCCAAAAATCAACGGAGTCATTTCAACCGAAAAAAATGCTTGCGGAATTAAGTAGTGAAACACAAAAAATTCTTGAAGAAAATGAATATGAGCTAGAAGATTTTGAAACTTTTTCTGATGCCGTATTGGATGGCAATGACACAGAAATCGAATCCAATGTACCATTGATCGGCGAATCAGCAGTTGAAGAAATGGAAGAAGCAGTCTGGAATCAAGCAATTCCTCCGAAATCAGAATCCGCCTCCTATGGTCCGGGCGGAGAAACTTTCACACTTCATCGCGCAGTTAACACTAAAGAATCGAAATATTCCAATACTTTTTGGACAGACAATCCAAAAGATTCCCGCCCGTACGTGACAAAGCATTTCAAAGAAGCCAATTTGAGGGTGTTAGACGTATCAATACCTTCTGGAAAAATTGCCGACGCAAATTCATTGCGAAGTGCTGCTCAAACCTTGGGGATTAGTGCGGAGTTTGATTTTGAACTTGCGGACAATAATGATGTCAGAGACGTTCTCAGAAGTGAAGGCATTGTGGCTATTTTCTTCCGTGATTTAGGCCCTGATAATTCTTACGAGCACGATACGATGTTACTTTTGTCGGAGCCAAAACCATGATAATTGCAGACCAGGAGATATGGGATCGGGTCATAAAAATGCTCGGATTTCGCGGCAAACTATCTGTAAATCAAGCAAAAACTGTTAAGCATTTATTCGTAAAAGCTGGAGGCGGAACGGGGGATAGAGGCGCAGATGAGCTTTCTGAATCGATCCGATTATCCCCCGCGGATCAAGGTGCGATTGCCGGGGCGATGGAAGGCGCGGCGACGCTGGAAGAGGCGCAGCAAATACTGAGAGATTATCCATGAAGCTAAGATCATTTTTAGGATTGCCGTGTGTTTCTTTCTTTGCATCGAAATTCGAGCAGAAAGGGATTCCGGGAACAAGACGACACACATCAAAACCGGGAACTAGTGTGACCGTTCCTGCTGGATTGAAATATCGCATTGGTTCTGGGCATTGTGAAATTGTCTAGACCCCAACCTGTTTTCCGGCTTGCACAGAATCGAAATGGCCGAACTAAAAAACCGCAACGCACTTGATAAACGTTTCGCGCGCCAGTTCGCCAAACTCACCGCGAAGCAGAAACGCGAATTGGAGCGGCTGCTGGGAGACCCTCCGGATCTCGCCAACGTTCCGGCAGCGTTCTGGATTGAAGCCCAGCGTGAGACCGAAGAAGAACTGGCCGCGTTGATGCTGCTGGTGTTCGTCGCCGCATCTAGCCAGCACGGGATGAACAGGACGAACAGCCAAACGCAGGGGCTTGTGTTCGCCACGCAGCAGGCCAAACAGGTTTCCACCCAGTTCGTGACACACACTCGCGAACGGCTTGCAGCCGGGTCCGGCGTCGATACGGTACTCGGCCCGTCCCGGGTCGCCACCGTCGCCGAAACGGAAGTTACCGCTGCGCAAGCCGAGGGAACGACGGCCGCTGTCCGATCGGGGGACGTTCCAAGATTATCATTCGGGGCCCCGTTCTGGTTCACACAATGCGCCCCATCGGTGTGCAAAATCTGCTGGCCGTTTCATGGGCTGCCGGATCAGGTTTGGCGTGGGAAAATCTCACTGCCAGCACACCCGCACTGCCAATGTTACCTGTCGGTGCTGCGCGTCGGGCGCTTGGCAGGCCGCATTCGGGTCAGAGATTGCCCGGCACCGGAAGGGGCAGACTTTACACTTCGCAGGCGGCTGGTCGTTGAGTCAAACAGGATCCTGGAGTTAACCGGCGGTCCCCAGCGGGGCCGGTTTGATAATTGAGGATGTTCACAAAATGAGTGCATCAAAAACAGCAAAATGCCAGAAATGTGGAACGCACAAATTCGATTCAGCAAGATCGAGAGGAAAACGCGGCGTAGAGCTAGTGTGCGAAAACGGGCACAAGTCATTCGAGTCTATGCCAGGGAAATCAAGACCTAAGCCGAAACTGGCTTGACACAATCTCCCGCCTAGTCCAACATAACAGAATGCAAGGGGGCCGGTGATTCATCACCGGCACTCGATTGGCTGCCGGGAATCGATGCCCGTGCAAGCCTTGAACTTCGCAGCCTTTCAAGGGGGTCGCGTGAGAAATCACGCCGGCCCCCTTTTTTTATTGGTTGTGAAGTATGAAACAAATCTTGCAAGAAACGACTCTTTCTGAATCACCGCTCTCCGTTGACCGTGAGGCCGGGATAATCAAGGGTGTCAAGATCCTTGGCCGCGAATCGAAGAACGGGCGCACCTATTCGGCCCGTGCTCTCCAGGAAGCCAGTAAATTTTACGAAGACATCAAGGTCAATATCGACCATCCAGACCGCAGTAATCCGAATCAGGAGCGGTCTTTCATTTCGTTCATCGGCCAGCTTGACCGCTGTCATGTTGCGGAATCTGGCGACGTGTACGGTGATCTCAACATCCTGAAATCGTCATCCCAATCCGAGGCGGTATTCGAGGCAGCCGAACGATTCCCAAAACAGTTCGGCCTGTCTCATAACGCCGAAGGCGAACTCGTTCAGAAAGACGGCGGCTGGGTTGTCGAATCCATCGACTGCGTTCATTCCGTTGACATCGTATCCCAACCGGCGACGAACGCCGGGCTATTTGAATCAGTGGAGCTAAAAATGAAACGAACTCTCCGCGAAGTTGTGACAACCGCAAGCCGCAAACGAAAAGGCTTCAAACGTTTTTTGGAGGAAATGCACGAGGACGGAATGCTCGCGGATGTCGAAGGCGTGGAGGTTGAAGCTGAGATTTCCGCTGCCGATGCGGCAATCGATGCGCTTGCTCAAAAAGCGGACGAAGCGTTCCGCGATATGAGCATGAGCCCGGAGGACACGGCGAAGGTCGTCAAAGACCTCAATAAAATTGCCATCGAGGTCGTGCAAAAACTCGAAACCGTCGAGCAAGCCGTCGGGGAGAGCGGCAACGCGGGGGAATCGAGCTCTGGTGCTGGTGGTACGGATGAGGAAGTCAAACTTCCAGAATCGGTACAAAAGCGTTTGCGCTCAATCGACCGCATGGAAGCGAAAAACATGCTACTGGAATCGGACCGCGAAGCAAGCGGCGAACGCATCACTGCCGTTGCCGCCGTCCCGGAACGCCAGCGCCAGAAGCTGGTCGAGTCATGGCCGCGGAAAACAAGCGGCAACGGTGCAAGACGACCCGGAAAGTCACCGTCGATTCTGGAATCGGAAGGCCGCGATTGGACCCCCGCGAAGAACACACAGGAATTCGCCAGCCGCTTGCGAAAAGCGTGATCAACGGAGAATTATTCAATGACCTTATCATTGTCACTTCCTGAATCGGCTCTGGCTTTGCCGCGTCGCTTCGGTTTTGAGACACTATTCAACAGCCCTCCTAAGCACCAGTACCACCAGTATTTGTTGGCGGATCTCGGCGCGGGTATTGACCTGGCCGCGACCGTGATCTTCGCTCCGGGCCGGGCGATTGTGATCCACGATATTAGGATCACAGGCGACGGGTCACCGGCCGGTGTCGACGATGCTAACACGAGCGTGTGGACAGTGACCGATGGAACTTCAACCATCGTCGCAGAAACGTACGACACCACGACTGTGTTCCCGGCCGACAGCGTGCAGACCAGCCTCGGCACGGTTGCCAACCAGGTGATCCTTGCCGGTGGCCGCGTCGAATTGACGGTTCTGAATGGTACGGCTGCCAACTTGCCGCCTGTGGTCGTCACAATTGAATACAGCGACCTCGGAGCGTACCCTTACGAGGGCTGGCAGATCATCGCGCCGGACGACGGGACTGCTATCATTGCTGACGGCGTTCCGGGCGAACTCGATCTGCTGACCGGTGGCGGATCTGATAACGATGAAATCTACATTGCCCGCGCAGTCGAAGAATTTCTGTTTGCCGATGACAAGCCGTTATATTGGAGCACGCGGCTACGCCTCGCGGAAGCGAACACTGATGACGCCAATATTATCTGCGGTGTGATGGATGCTGTTGCCGCTAACAGGCTCCAGGATGATGGCGCAGGTCCGCCTTCCAGTTATAGCGGCGCCGTGTTTTTCAAGGTGGACGGCGGGACCGTCTGGCAATTTGAAACGTCGCTTGGCAGCACTCAGATCACGACCGCCTTGGCTGCTCTGTCTCCAGACGGTGCTTCTGATTACCACACACTCTGGATTGAAGCCCGCCGGCGGGATGCGACGACTATTGAACTGATCCCGTTCATTGACGAAGCGGGCGGGCAGAAAAAGGATCAGGCCCTCGACGCCAATGGCGACAAGATCAAGCACACAATCACGCTTGGCTCGCCGACCGACATGATGGCGTTTGCCGGCGTCAAGAACGGCGGGGCCAACGCCGAAACGCTGATCGTCCAGTACATGGCCGCTTACCAACTCCGATAAACGGAAAAAACATAATGTCTTTGTCATTGACTTTGCCGGAGAGATTTCTGCTCGCGCCGCGCCAATTCGGGCATGTCGATCACTTCGAGGAATTCGTCACTGGAGACCGTTGGACTTCGCTCGAAGCCGATGCCGGTTCGAGTGTTGCCGCTGTTGATTCCGCCGAAGGTGGACTCGATCTGATTTCTGGCGGAACCGACAACGACGAAGTGTATGTGCATACGACACAAGAGTTGTTTTTGATCGCAGACGATAAGCCAATGTCGATGATAGCTCGGCTCGCGTTTGCCGAAGCCAATATCAACGACATCAATGTGATCTGCGGATTTCAATCTGCCGTTGTCGCCAATTCTCTTCAAGACAATGCCGGCGGGCCGCTAGCCTCCTACAGCGGTGCCGTGTTTTTCAAACTCGATGGAGAATTGTTCTGGCGGTTTGAAACGTCGCTTGCCGGTACTCAGACCACGACCAGGCTTGCTGCGGTCAGCCCGGATGCTGCGACCGATTTTCACACGTTGCAGATCGACATACGCCGCCGGGATGCGACGACCGTTGAACTGATCCCCATGATCGACGAATCGGGCGGGAACAATCCACTGCAAGCACTCAACAACAACGGCGTGAAAGTCAAGCACACCATTACGTTAGGTTCACCGACCGAGATGGCCCTAGTGTGCGGTGCCAAGTCGGGCGGAGCGAACGCGGAAACAGTCCGGCTTGCAATGATCGGCTGGGAAGGCACCCGGTAGCCCCCACTCAAAAAAGAATCTCACGATTTCAAAAGGATACGAACATGACTGCTTTCGCAGCAACACTCGCCCGCGACATCCGGAACGCCAAACGAACCGGTGAAGAGGACAAAGTTTTGTCGCAACTCTCTGAGGCAATGGGTATCGAAGACGCTCATAACGGCGTCAATTCCGAGGGCGGCTTTATCTGGCAGTCTCAATCTGGCTCGCGGTTCAATCGATCCCGGCAGCAGATCAAACCTTCTGAATTCTCCATCCGGGATTTATTTGAAAATCTCGTCACGCTGGATGACGGCTCCCCTGCCGGTCGCGAACTTCTTGAATCATTCAGCCCGCGAAAGCATGGTCGCAACATTAAGCCGTTGCTCGAAGCTGGACCGATTGACCATGCGACGTTTTCAAACATCACCGGCCAGATTTTCTTCACGTCCACGCTTGAATCGTTCGACCAGCCGAATCTGATCGGCACGGCGATCACACGCAATATCCCGACCGACCTCCAAGAAGAGGAGAAGATCCCTGGGATCAGCTTGCCTGGCGACGAGGCCGAAGCGATTGGTGCGAACCAGCCGTATCCGGAAGTCGGCGTGAGCGAGGAATGGGTGATGACGCCGGAGAAAGTCAAACGGGGTTATATTTTATCGCTCTCGAAAGAGGCTGTGTTCGGCGACCGCACCGGGTTATTGCTCGACCGGGCAAACAAAGGCGCTGAGATGATGGGGCTCAACAAAGAGAAACGCATCCTGGATGCCGTGCTTGGAATCGATACGCTCTACCGCCGCAACGACGGGTTCGCCCAGGCGACATACGGGGACACTCACACTGACGGAGATTTTGACAACCTCGGAACGGCTGCTCTTGCAGATTGGACTGACATCGAAGCAGCATTGCTGTTGTTCGACGCAATCAACGATCCGAACACCGGCGAGCCTGTGATGATCGGCAGCCGCCAATTGATCGTGCCGACTGCTCTGCTGTTTACGGCCCAGCGAATTGTCAGTGCGATTGAGACCCGTGAAGTCACCAATACCAATACGACAACAATTTCTCCGAATCCGCTGAGCGGCACCCCGCTTGAAATCGTCTCAAACCAGTACGTCAACGACCGCACAAGCTCGACGATCCAGTGGTTCATTGGCGACTTTCCGCGTGGGTTTACCTACCGGGAAAACTGGCCGATCACGACCGAAGAGGAACGCGAAGGCGGTCCGAGAGCATTCAGCCACGACACGGTTGCGCGCTTCAAAGTCTCCGAAAAGGGCGTCCCGGCTGTTGAAGAGCCTCGTTACGCGGTGCGCGGGAACTAACAATCCAAGAGGAAAGCATGCCAGACGAAATCATCGAAGACATCACGGATCACAGTTCTGATTCGCCTGTTGTCGCCGCGCCTCAGCCGGGAGAGAGTCCCACTTCGCTCTCTCCCGGCACGCTGGCTGAGAATGATTCGTTGATTGATGTTGGCACGCCGCCGCCGGGGCATCGCATCCGCGTCGATCCCGGCGATCTCACACAAGGCAAAAAAGAATCGGATAACGATTTCAAACGTCGCCGTCACGAATACAGAACCGCTCCGGACCCGTACAGCCCCACAGGCCGCAAGAAAGGCAAAATCTATTTGCAAGATTGGGAAGTGAAGTGCATCGGGACGAAGGGGACTGTTCCGGCCCCGGCTCGGATCAACGGTGTGCCAGCCGCTCCGGATGCTATCCGGGAGTTTCTACTTCTGCGAGGAATCAAACACGCCGCGGGTTTCAGGTTTCGTGCATTTCCCGTTGCGAATACAAAGGTTGATGCCGGCGAGGCTGCATATTCCGCAGCACACGTACCGGATGAATTCCGGCAACGCCGGGCGAATGAAGGCGGATAAAGGCGAATAATGGCAAAGACACGCGCACAACGCATCACAAGCCTGAATAAAATCATCGACGATGCGCTGGTCGCATTAGAGGAAATGGACGTAGCAACAAACGCTGGAGCTTTGGCGAATTCATCCGGTCAAGGGGCAGGCATCGACCATTCTGAATTTGAGTCGCGCCAGCGTAATAGAATCGACTGGGCGGAAAGACAGCTTGCTACGTTAGGCGGGGTTGCTGAGGTCACGTCAGAGGCAATCGGATGATGTATGACATTTATCGGCACCATGCAGGAATACTACCGGCATTTGCACAATCGCAAGATCGTCACCGTTTCGACGGCTGGCAGCATCGACTCGGAAGCACAGCAAGATGAAATCAGTTGGAACAATTCTGGGACAACCGAAGGTGGGGCGATTGTCTTGGATCTCTCGGCGGCTCGCGCGACATTCGGGGGCATCAATCTTGCCGGCGACGAACGCACTTGGATTATCCCCGACATCTTGCTTGCCAATTTGTGTGAGATCGTCCCAGGCTATGTGATTAGCGAGGATGCGATAGCAGATATTTCGGATGAAACGACAAAATGGACGGTGAAACTGGCACAGCAGGTAAAAGAGGGCACGCAGTGGGTGTGTCTGTGCGTAAAACATGGCTAATTCAATTCTCGGTCAAATCATTGTCGCATTTCGGGACGCTCTCAGAAACGACATTCCTCTGGCCGGTATTAAGAAAGAGCACATCCTGATCCAGGCGGTTCCTGAAAACGTTGCATCCGCGCCTTCCAACATGCCGTTCATCACGGTTTCTTCGTTCCTTGCCGAGTCGTTTCCCAATCCCGGCACAAACGTATCGGACGACTATGGATATCCGATTTCTGTTTTTATCGTGGACCGCAAGTCTACCGTCATAAACGACTTCACTTGTCTTGATCAGCGATTTGTTTGGCGCGAATCAATCCTTGACCATTTCATCCGCGGCAAAGTCGCGATCACTGCTACGGGGACCATTCAATATGACGTCACGATCGAGCCGTCTCCCATCGTAGACGTACCGGCGTGGTTTGAACGGGAGCTTTTCGTTTCTCCGATGACATTTAGAGCGGTGACCCGCGTGACGAGGAGAACCTGATGCCAGACATAACCCAAGAAGTTGTCGAAAACGAAGCAGACTTTCAGGGAATCTATGATGATATCGCACTGAATTTCCGGGAGGCTGAATACAAATCTGAACTAAGTGATTTTGAAGACGAGCTGTATGAACTCCATGCAGACAGTTTTGCGTTAGAACGCGACCCTAACCTGTCGGCATGGCCGCCACTGGCCGCCGCGACAATCGCCCGAAAAGGGCACGATGAAATTCTTTTCGAGTCCGGTCGTCTCAGAACTTCGCTCACCACGAAGGGTGGGCCAGGTCACACCGGTGAAATCTTCGATCGAGGACTGTCATTCGGAACGGACGTCCCATATTCGATCTTCCACCAGCAAGGCACGCGAAACATGCCGCAGCGTGCCCACGTCGGTATGTCTCCTAAACTCGTTGAAGATTTAACCGAAACGATAACCAAATCAGCCGTAAACAAATTGAGAAAGTCCCGGTGATGAAAAAACAGCAAACACTCAAACGAAATTATCACGGATACGAAATCATCAGTGTTCAGAATTTGGAACCTGTTGAGAATAGTGACGGGTGGAAACACACCGTCTTCAATAATGAGGAAGAGCAGGTCGGTACGGCTCACACTCTGTCAGATGCGATTTGGCTTGCGCGCAACGTCATGGCAAGCGGCGAAGTTGTTCAAGCACCTGAACCTGGAGCCGGAGACACACAAGATCCCAATTCAGACATTCCCGAATCCGAGGAGCATGAATAATGGGCAGCATGGGACATCAGGGCCTGTTTGCAGCTGAACCGGGTGCCAGCCCGCATATATTCGACGTGAGTTCTGAAGTATACGAAATCCTAAATGAAAGCGTGCAAAAGCGCGCTGTGATTCTTGACACGGCAGGCATACGGGGCACCCGATCACACTCAGAGGAACGAACGAAAGCTGGGCTGGTAGAGATCGGCGGATCTTTCGTGATTAACCCGTCCCCAGCAGACTTGGATTTGTGGCTTCCGCGAATTCTGGGAGCTGCTGAAGTTGCTGATTTATTTGATGTGGCCGAGACACTTCCACCGTTTGGACTTCTTTTCGAGCGGGTTGCCGAGCAGTTTCAATACACGGATTGCAAAGTCAACAGTGCTACGTTTCGAGCACGTGCCGGCGAGTTGCTGGAGCTGGAAATCAACGTCATGGGTTTGGCAGAAGTCATTGGCACCCCGTTTCCGGCAATCACTCCTGGGATTGCCGCAAACAATGCCCCGTATGCATTCTCGGAAGCGGAGATCACGCTTGTATCCGGCGCGCGTATTTGTGTTGATTTTGAGATTACAATCGACAACCAGTTGCGGCGGCGGTTCTCAAATTCCTTGACGGCAACCGACCTGACAGCCGGCGACAGGATCGTGACCTGTAAATTCAAGACGCCCTACACGTCGTCTGAACTTGGTCTGTACGCCCAGGCAACGGCCGGGGCAGCCGGGACCGTTGTCTTCACAAACGGGACAATTTCGACAACGATCACGCTGGGAGTTATTCAATTTCCGGATGTGACGCCTGTGATATCGGACAAAGACGAAATCTTTTTGCAACTTGAAGGCATTGCCCGCATGAGCGGATCGACGGCCGACATTGCCGTCACAAACGACAGCTTGGTTTAACGGAGGACCCAACGGGTGAAAGCACTGAGTGAAAGCAACGGGCGCTGCGCATTTATCCCGGACGGATATACGCGGGACGGATTTATCGAAGGCACCAAATTTCATCCCGGCGCGCGATTTGTGTATCGCCCTGCAACCAGTACAGAACGAGCCGTCGTCAACGGTGCCATCCAGTTTGAATATGCCAAAGGAACGGAAGAGGGATTTTCTCGGACAGAGAAACTTGCGGCCGAGCTACTGGTGTCTCACGTGGTGCGCTGGGATATAGCAGATCCGGACGGGAATGAAGTCAAACTCACTGCCAAGAATGCTCTGAGAATCGAACCGCATTTGTTCAATCGTATGTATCGCGTTGTCATGGGAGAATCGGTGGCCGATCAACAGGAAGAAGTTGCAACGGAAAAAAACTCATAACCGGGTTGATGCTGCTAACGTGTCACCCGGAAGTCGCTTACCGGTCATGCGAATCTTGCAAAGCTGTGATGTACGATCATGGAACGGGGGAAGTTATTACAGACCGTCTCGGAGCGCCCCGACCAAGACCCAAAGGAACAAAGCCGCCTTGCGGATATCCGGGCCGCTGGAAGGACGACGAGCATCCAAAGGGAACTGGGTGCGCAAAAGTCTCTCCGGAATCTAACTCAAGCCTGACTCCGGAAAACGAATTGGCATACCAGCACTATCTCGAATGCCGTGCGATCGGACAGTTCCCAGACGATGCGATTGTAAGACGTAATGCGGCCACAATTCGCCGGATTGAAGAACTAGTCGAACAGGTCAATTCAAACCGGACCGATCAAAACATGCGAAACATCGCTCAACTATTGAGAAGACGCTGAAATGCCGGACGCCATTCGTGATCTTGTAATCAAGATTGCTATCCAGCAGACCGGCGTGAAGCTCCGCGCCCCGGATTTCGGCCCGATTCTTCTGCCGGTCCAAGAATTCCAAAAAAAAACCACAGCCAGTTTTGACAACATAACAGATAAAGTCGATGACCTCGGCGAAGAGATTGCCGATCTGAAACCTAAGCTTGAAGAAGTCGGTATCGCATCCGGAGAAGCCCGCCAAAAACTGGCAGACGACACGCTCAAGATGGGCGAAGGCTTCCGGACCGCCGGCGAGGGAGCGTTCACGCTGGCCCGTGGTATTGCGTTCGTGGGGATCGCAGGCGAAGAAGATTTAGCCAAAGTCGTTCAGACGATCGCCAAGTTTCAGGGTGCGTTTGATATCTTTAAGGGCGGCATCGACGTGGTGAAGGGCCTCACGGAAGGGACACGGGCCTTGCGTACCGTCACGGCATCGGCCGCGGTTGCCGAGACCGGGCTGGCGGCTGCGAACACGGCGGTAGCGACAACCGGGGCAGCCGCGACCACTTCGATGCGTGCCTTGATGGCAACACTGGGGCCGATTGCGTTGGCGGCGTCGGCCGTTGGCGTGGCGTTCCTGATCTTCAGAGATGCCCCTGACGATATCGACGATACGACCGGTGCCTTGGAGAGACAAAGGAAAATACTCAGACAGATCGCAGACGATAAAAGACAGGGGGTCTTCGACGAGCCACTCGCCATTTTTCTACTATCTGAAGGACTGCTCTCTTTAGAGGATCAGTTGGATTTGATCCAAGACAAGATAAAGAAATTCACCCCTGCTCTCCAAGAGGCGTTTGCCGATCCCAGTAAAGACTTTGCTGTCTCGGCTCTGCCCTCACTGAAAGAATTCGTCCAGCTTGAAAAAGACAGGTTGGGTATCCTCAAGCAACAAAAAGCTGAACTTCAATCGGCTCATGACATTGCCGCCAGCGACCTTGCGACCGCAAAACAGCGCATCGACATTGAACGAGGAAAGCTACAAACGGCGAAAGAACGTTTCGGGCTGTTGAGCAAAGAGGATCAGCTTCAACTGGGTCGCATCGGGAAAAGGTTTGAAACGGGCGGAGCAGCCGCTTTGAGTATTGAGGAGGCTCAACTTGCCAGCCGAGTTCTCGGCGGCGTGGGGGGAAGACGCATCCTTTCGGAACGAGCATCCATCCAAGCCGATGTTGCCGGGTTTGGTAAAGTATCCGGGCTCTTAGGGGCTGGTGCAGGCATTGAACAAGCCGAAGCGATCGCCAGAGAAGCGCAGGAAAAACTCGGCGGAGCGGATGGTCTAATCACCACGCTCACAGGCTCGCTGGAATTGATCACCACTAACATCGACAGCCTGAGAGAGATCATCATACAAACATTGAAAAAGCAATCCGATCTTGAGGCGAGAATCGATAAGCTTAATAACTGAGAAATCATTTTCCATCTATTTCTTTCAAGTAAGGGTTTTTTCTCCAGGTTCCCTGTGGCGGCGGTGAAAATTTTTCTGGATTAAACATGAACGATTCCCACTGAACACGCCTTAGATATGCCTGCGTTTGATTGAAATATATCTCCGACTTTCGTTTTTTCAGTTCCCGTTTCTCTTTTTCCTCAGCATCCAATTTTTTGTGCATCCGCTGGACAAGTCTGCTGGCTTCAATGGCGTCACTGGCTTCACTGGCTTCACTGGCTTCACTGGCTTCAATGGCATCGACTTCTGATTTCGACTCGCATCCAATACAAAAAAAAACAATGACCAGCATGAGCGTTTTCATTTGATTCTCCTATTTGAACCGGCTACTGAATATACCCGATGATCTTCAAGTACCGCAACTACACTCACGATAACAACGAGGTCGAAGTCGTGTTTCGACAATCGGCATTGTTCGACCAGCGTGGGAATCGCCGCGGGTTGCGGAAGCGGCTGGAATTGAAAGGGGTCCTGCACGGCACATCGCAGGCAAACCTCACCACGAAGCTGAACGCCCTGGATGCCGCATACACCGTCAACGGCGGAGACGCCGTTTTGTTTCTTGACGACGGCACGACACAGACACACCACAAGCTGATTTCGTCGGGAACTCTGACCGGTGTGCGAGTTGTACAGCCCCCGTCATTCGCCCCCGGCGACGGTGCTGAGTATTCCACGTTCCGAAGTTATACGATCGTCCTAGAGGCCGATTTCATCGGAGACAGTAATATCCTCAGCTCCGAGGAAGCAGTCACGATCGTGGGTACTGGCGGGCCGAGGTTTGCGTATTTAGAGACACTCGTTACTTCCGCAGTCCGGCAACAGGTCAACAAATTTACGCTGGTCCGGATGACCCAGAGCGGATTGGCAAAAGGATATCTATCTTACCCGTTTGTCCCGGCCCCGATCTGGCCGGCACTGGAAGATGTCGACCAGCGGTCAATTGTGACTCGATCTCCAAAAGATCAGGGGTTGATATTCACCGATTTTCCAATTTCGTGGACTTACAAATTTACGTCAGACGTTGCACAATCAGGAATTCCGAACAGGTAAGGGAGAGCAGGAATGGCGACACGACAATGGCTGGGAGATGCGCTTGCGGTCGCGAACGTGCAGACGCTCACAGTGGGCGGAACATGGGTCAACGGTGACAAAATCACGCTTACAATCAACGGCAAGGATATTGTGATCACGGTCGGGAACGATATCACCACGACACAGGTGGCGTTGCTGGTGGCCGAAGCATGGAACGGCACGCCCATCACTGATCCGGCGGCGTCAACCGGCACGACGGGTGATCTGATTCCGGAATACAATGAGATCACGGCGTCCGCATCGTCAGCCGTGGTGACGTTGACGCATGACACACAAGGCGTGCCGTTCACGCTGGCTCAATCTGAGGATTCCACGTTGGGAACCATTACGGGACCCGCTGCGACGACGGCTGCCACCGGTCCGAACCATTGGGACGAAGCCGATAACTGGAGCGGATCGGCAGTACCGGTTGCTACGGATGACGTGATATTCGACAGTGGATCGGTCCCGGTAAAGTATGGCCTCGCACAGAGTGCAGTCACGCTCGCGTCGCTTACGGTGGAAATGGGTTACAGCGGTTTCATTGGACTGCCAAATTTGAACGTGGATGCAGGATCGAGCAATTCGTATTCGGAATACCGCGCAACCGAACTGGCAATCTCGGCTACCACGATCACGATCGGTGGCGGGGAAGGGAACGGGTCCGGACGAATCAAACTCAACACCGGGACTGTCAACACGACGATCAATGTTTTCAATACCGGCCAGGCTTCCGAAACTGGCGTGCCTTCTTTCATTTGGAATTCCGGGACCGCCACTAACAATGTCAACCTGCTAAAAGGGAACGTTGGAGTTGCAATTTTTTCCGGAGACGTTGTCACGATCACGAATTTGCGGATCGGATTCGTAAGTTCTACGATCGGAGACGTGACGTTGAGGGCTGGGTCTGGGCTGACAATCACCAACGTCACGATGGGAGGCGGGACCGTCACGCTGCAATCCGCAACCACGCTGGTCGATATGACGGACGGCGTGTTGACGCTGCTCTCTGGAGCGCATGCCGCGTTGAATATCGACGGTGGAACGTGTCTCTACCGATCGGCCGGAACTCTCACACAAGGCCGGGTAGGTCCGGATGGTACTATCGATTGTTCGCAAGATCCCAACGCGCGCACATTCACGAACCTCGAATTGTTAGAACAATCAACGTTCAAAGATCCTAACAAGAGCGTGACGTTTACGAATGCAATCGAGCTCACCAGAACCGGAATCGAGAAATTGAAAGAACTGAACCTTGGCAGCCACTACAGCATCCAGCGTGGAGTGATTCCGTAATGGCCATTCCAGACGGTGTTTTCACTTTCCCCGGACTTGCCGGAGTCCGCAAAGCCAGCTACACGCTCACGCACGGGGTTTCTCCGTCTGTAGCGATAGTCGAAGTCATCCCGCAGATCCTCACCAGTGTGCACGGCACAATGCGATTTCTGTATGGCGCAACGGCCATACAATTCCCAGCGTCGAAGATCATATCGGCGACGGTTCGAAAGTCCGGTACCGGTTGGGTTCAGGTCGTGAAGATTTCCGACCGGAGGTGGAGGTTTACCGAAACCGGGGAAATTTCCGGCGTCTTCAATTTGCGCAAAGACGATGAGGTCCTTGACGCGAACACTGAAAAGACACCGCAGCAAATCGCCACGCTCTGTTTTCAGGCCATGCACCAATTCGTATTCTCGATTTCCGAATTACCGAACTTGTCGCGGCCTGAAATGATTCTCGAAAATGAAAACCCCGCCCAAGTGCTCTCTGATTTGTGTGACGGGCTAGGCTGCCGGGTGGTGCTCGGATTAGACAACGTGCTGCGGATTCGTAGAGTCGGCACCGGTTCCGGACTGCCCACGAAGGGAGTCATGTCGCCGTCGTTCTCAGTCAATGTTCCGAACGTTCCCGATTCTATTAAGGTTGTGGGGGGCAAGACACGTTTACAATCGCGGTGGACGCTCGAAGCCGTGGGGGAAGATACGGATGGTTCGATCAAACCGATAAACGGCTTGAGTTATACTCCGGCAAGTGGGTGGAACAAAGAATGGATCGGGAATTATTCAAATGTCTTAACGGAATTTGGAAAATCATCGCACGCTCTCGCGAAAAAAACTGTGCACCGGTGGTACAGGATCACCACCACTAACTTCTTAGGCCTGGTCATTAACAGAAAACAGTCGCTGCCGATTGAGCCTGCGTTATTCGAGACATTTGCCGACGATCACAGCGAGATCCGAGCCAAAAATGCCGTAGTTCGAGGTGTTCACTGGCTCAATCCAAACCAAATTTTACTATTTGCTGCAAATTCCTCAACAACAGACCTATACGATGGATCGTTCACGATCAATACAAAAGAAGGGGTTGTGCAGTTCAGCGAACCGGTCGTTAAGACAACTCAAAACGGGAATAATATCGATACGGATCCAGCCGAGTTGACTTTGGAGGTCTCTTTCTCGTTTCAGAATGCGACCACGAAATTGTGGAAGCGAATCGAAATCAGCCGCAATATCGGATCTCCAAGCCAGGGGACCGGCCCGTTGATCCTCAAACGGGAAGACATCGTCAGAACCCTAAAGTTGAATTACGACGGCAACGGGAATCCCATTTCAATTACCGACACATTTGATGCCGCACAACAAGAGGCTAATTCTCAAATCAACGCCAAGCTTGCGGAATTCCAATCGCCGCAAGCATTCACGGCCGACTATGCCGGGCTGCTCCCTATCAGCCTCGACGGGGCGATTCATCAGGTCTCGTGGGATGTCGGGCCGAGCGGTGCAATCACCCGCGCGGGATTCAATACAGAATTCGACCCGGCTATCCCGCGATTCAAGAGACTCAGGGAAATTGAACAGCAACGCGATACCATCGAAGCTGCCAAAGCAATCAAGCGAAACTTGAAGAAAGCCGGATTTCGCGGCTTGCCAGGAGCGGGGTTTTGAACAGCTTCGAAAATCTCTACAGCATCCCGTTCCGCAACGATTCGGGTGAGCAGATCCCAGCGTTCGGGGTTTTCAAAGTCACCGGGTCGGTAACGATCACAGACTTCGGGCAAGCGCTGAAGGCCGAGAAGCCTGATACCTACGGATCTCAGTTCATCCATTTCGTCAACGGGCCGCAGCCGGTCGACGGCACTAAAATCGGCTACTGTGCCAACCCGTCCCAACCGGTGTATGCGAAATACGATACCGGGACGACGCCGGCCAACGCGGACCTGTGGGGGCCTGATTCGTCGTTCGATTTGAAGGAGGATGTGGGCGGCTTTCAGATCATCGGAGGTGTCGTCAGCGGGCGCGTGCTGGTCGTGCAGGCCCCAATGATAATGTTACTGGCCAAGACCGATGCGGCACACGCCAAATCCGCGTCTGGGACGATCAGCGTGTGGGACGGGACGCTGGGCAGCGAAACCGATTCGACGAAGAATATCACAGGCGTCCATAATCACTTCGCCGATCTGGCGACTACAAAGTTTGTTGTGGCGGCGTGGCGAGGTGGTGCAGACTGGTTGGAGATTTCAGGGGAATGTTGAGCGATGCTTTCCAGGCTTTTCAATCTTCCGTGGCCGCCGGGGTTCTTTCAATGCGGGTGCCCGTGTGATACTCAGACGAATGCATGCAGCAAGTGCCCTGACGGTGCACCAGCGGAATGGACTTTTGATGTCTCAGGCATCATAGATAATTTTTGCACACAGGGCGACTGTCCTGAGGCTAACGGTACTTTTACACTGATCCACCAATCGGGTTGTATTTGGAAAACTGCAACTTTCGGTTCAACGTGCATAGCTGATAGCTTTTGGAAGCTTGAGTATTTTTTAACTCCAGATCGGTGGGAGTTGCAACACCTGGGACCTAATATCAGTAGTTCTCCCCCATTTGTGATCGACAACGCAGACTTCGATTGTTTAGGAGATAATATATTGGCTAGTTTGAGTACAGTTGGAATAGAGTGCAAGGATTATCCTGCAACAGCCACGATTTCTCCGGTGTAGAAATGGAACTTGAAAAGTGCATGCATCAGGGTAAAAGAACAGGACTCGGTTTGATCGAGTGTTTCAGCAACCACTTCGCCGGTCCCGGCTTCGCAATCCGTCCCATCTCACTGTGCAATAAACCATGCCCATTTCTCAACAAACCGAACCTTCCGGATCGGCCAACCGCGAGAACCAAATACTGCATGCATCTCGGCGAAGAAACCGGACGCATCGAATGCCCAGCATGCAGCGGAAACGTGAAGGTGAAAACCTTCGCGTGTGCCGTCCACGAACGCTGCACGCTCGGCAAGGCTCTGGACGAAGTAGCGTGCTGTGCTGGCTGCCTCGATTATCAAACGGGTGATTCTCCTGAACACGTTTCGCCAGCGGCCTGATGCCGGACGTACTTTATATCGGGTTGCCTCCTCGGAATGCCGTCACGGGCCTCCTGGAGCCTCAAAATCGAGGATCTGACGCGTGTTTAGTGCATTCGAACGCCGATCAGTCCGTCACGACCGTCACTAGCCTATTCTTCGTCTGGGCCGGAGTCGAATCTGTGACCGCAGTCACGAGCAGGTCATAGCTCACACCCGTCTTGAAACCCAACGCATGGAACTGAACGGCTGCTCCGATTGCCGTCGTGATGCCTTTAATCGTTAGTGAAACCGTGCTGACTTTTACGTTTGAGATTGTGAGATCGGATGTCGTTTGCTCGACGACCGTAGGAGTCCCGGTCAACAGCTCGCCTGGCTCCAATTCTTTGGCAAACGAGGCGCGGTAGTTATTCTCGTCTCCGGCACGTGCACGCGGCCGCTGCGGTGCCCTGGTTGACGGGATGCTCATTATTGCGGGTTCTCCGGCGTGAAGTGTCCCTTGTTATCGTCGAGCACGAAGTGCCCTCGATTATCGCCGAGCACGAAGTGCCCTCGATTATCGTCGAGCACGAAATCGAAACCGCCCTCGATGTCTGCGCCAGCACTCAGTGCATTCCCACCGTACGCATTCCCTGAAGATATCCGCCACTCTTCGCCGGGAGTTGCTACCGGAAATTTATCACGCATCCAAGGGCGACCGACCCCAAACACAGATGCGCGTTTCTGTTTCGTGTCAAGCGACATAGGACTTACCCTTAGGCGTTGTGTGCGCTCTCATTTCCTTATGATTACTGGACCAATCACACATGGGTATGTTACCGGTAGAAAGAAACGTCATGACATTTTCGCCTCCTGGTAGTCGCTCCCGTCGTCAGCCAGCAGTTTCTTAGCGATCAGAGTTCCAGCATTGTTGTAGATTTCCAACGCGTCAATGCCGCTCGTCTGAACGACAGTTTTGTTTCGCAACGCCATGTAAACCAGCATCAACGCAGTACGGACAGTAGGTGTTGCCGCGGGGATTCCAACACCCAGTTCCGAGATTGCCGTGTCGAGAGCAGCATTGACCTCGCTCTCCACTTCGGCATCCCATGCTGCGTTCCAAGGGATATTGCTCAGACCCGCTCCCAGCGCGCCAATTACAGCAGTATCGGCAAGAATCGCAGCAACGTTGGATGCAATTTCGTCCATATTCAATCCGCCCAGGTCACTGATCGGCAACCCTAAGGCAGTATCTGCCGCAGCGTTGGGCAACGCCGCCAAGCCCATGCGGGTTGCATCGTCCGGATCGAAATCGACAAGCTGGATCGTAACCGGCAAGACGACCATGCCCGTCACGGTTCCACCGACCGTCACCTGCGAGACGCCGGTCGCAAACGCAAGGTCTGGAAGATCAAATCGATATCGCCCGTTTGCAACTTCCAAGAATCCGCCGTCCGTGTGAGCAGCCGTTAAAGCAGCCAGCGTTGCTTCCGGAATAGACGCGACGGCAGCCCCGTCGCGCCGGTAGTTCAGATCGATTCCGGCAGTATTGAACAGCACACCCAGTTCAGGCGTACCGTCCGTGTCGTCGATAATGTAAAGCTCGACGGAAACGTTGACGGAACCTTTTCGTATCTGCCGCGTCATGCGCTAATCCTGTAATATGCTGTGATACGCTGTCACGATTTGAGGTAGTATTGTCCCGGCTGCCGCTGCCGGTGCCTTCGAAATCGTGATCGGCCTGCGTTGGAAGATGCCCAGCGGAGTTTCGTAATGAAACCATATCTCCGCAGCATTCAACGCACGGTCATACAATAATGCGAGACCAATCTGACCGTCCATAGTCCGGTCAGCGCCACCCGCAAGCGTCTCAGCACCTAGCACCATATCCAACGTGTTGTTGGCAACGGTTACCGGAACCGTGCCAGCGGTGACCGTGCTTCCGACATCCTTGCCGCCGATATAAAAAGTGACCGTTCTGGCAGCTCCGTCCCATACCGACACTATTTGAGTCCACACATTTAACGGCATAGCCAAGTTGCTGAGAACCACGGCTCCGCTAAAAAATACTACCATAGAAGAAATAACGATTCTCAGTTTACCCTCGTTGGCACCCCCAATATCATCGGCCATCCCGAACAACCAAGAGCGCTGGTTAGCGCTTTCATCAAATTTCGCCATTATGCCCGGAGGCTTGCCCGCAAGGGAGCCTGAAAAGTTCCGGAGTTTAAGCCACACGATATGCGTCATGGCTGCCGATGATGGCGTCAAATAGTCCGCGTCGGGAACGTTGATGTGATCGTCTAACTTGTCAAAATCCAACACGTATCCCGGCAGACGCGAATTGCCACCAATGACCCAATCTGATGCAGGAGCCATGTTCGTAAGCGTGCCGTGATTCTTTTTAACGCTCACGTCTCGCAACGTGACGCCTGCCGGTCCCAACGCAGGCACCCACGCGCCTATCAATCCTTTCCACCGGTTCGGATACGCCGACGCGCTGGCAGAGCGTGCGAAACCTTGCTTGAAACCAGGTTGTCGTGCTTGCGGCAGATAGAGCATTTAGACTTCCCATACGGCTGACCGCATAACTTCATCATCCAACCCGTTTGATTCCCAGGTCAAAGAACCAACAGGAGTCAGCAAGTTAGCCTCGGCGCTCGCATATCCGCTGGCGTCGGTTTCCAGTCCAGCCATCACGTCGCCTTGTGCCAAGAATACGTCAAATGTACCGTCGGCAAGAGTTCCTGCGTCATGCGTTATCTCAAGTTGAACGAAATATCCAAGGAACAAGTTGGTGGTGTTGTCAATTTCGTTACCCAATTGTTCGGCGCCGTCCGCTAACGTATTAGTAGCGGCAAAGTTCAAATCGTCATCCGTTAGCTGCGTGTATGTAATCTTACCGGTGCCGGGATCGACGATCCATCCCGTTACTTTCAAATTCAGCCGGCCGTTCAAATCGAAAGTAAGTGTCTGTCCCGAATTATTGACAACTATAAATTTTGAAAACTTTGGCAACATAATTACAACCTCACTTGCTGGACGTATCCGGCTTTGACAAGGTTCAACCCAAGCTCGACCGCCCGGCTGACGCCAGTTTTTCTTGCGTCAGCCAACGCAGCGATCGTCACTCCGCCTGCACCCCTGAAGGCATCCGCAATGAGAGTTGCCTCCAAGCCGAATGGATTGACGTTTCCCAGATGAACGATATGCCACACCACTTGTTTCTGAGCGTTGCCGCGCGTCGCCCACTCCGAGGCATCGACAGCGTTGAGAATCTCACTACCAGACATCGACGTTCTGTTAATGGTCCGGTCGATCACGTTGAGCGAATCCGCAACCGCCGCGTCGCTCATCCCCGCGTAGCCGCGTGCCAGCGGATCAGTATCGATTTCAGTTTTCAGTGCGTTGAGATTCATTTTGTGTTTCTTCCTTATCTGGTTTCGCACTTTTAGCGTCAAGAATCGTCTCGGGCGCGATCGATAAGCCGAATTCTTCCGGGAGCGCGACCGCAACACCGGCAATGGCAATCCGGAATCTCCGGCTGTGTAATGCTGATTGGAGCTTGGTCATTTCGGTTTCCTTGTCACTCCCCAGGCAGCGGCAGCGGCAGCGGCAACCCATCCAAGCCACCACAGATATTCTTTCCGTGATTCCTTGCTCGTCTCGCGGAACGCTTCAACGTGGTCTGCAACCTCTTTGTCTACAACCTCTTCGGTTGCCTCGCGCGTTTTCCGGCCTGCCGTTTTGAGTTCAAGGCGACTTATCGCCCCGCGGACTGCATCGTCAATTTCTCCACGAATTGATGACGGCCACGGTTGCTGAGAATGCAATGAATGCAATGAGGTGGGTGCTTCCATAGGATTGGCTCCAACTTTTTCGTCTGTTTGCCGACCGGTTGATTCAAGTGCTCTACCGATCTCGCGGAACGTCTCGACCGCTTCGTTGATGTCGTCCTGCCGGTCTTCGATCAGTTCGCGGAACGCTTCGACCTTGCCGGCGACTGCTTCGGCTGCATCGCTGATCTTGTTGCCGATCTTGTGGATGTCGTCTGCCGGTTCCTTAGCTGCAGGCGGTTCTTCCCGCGGCGGCAGTGGGTCCGGCTGCTTGGGAGCCAACGGCTGGATCGGATTGAACGGCGGGAACGCAAACGGCGGCCTCACCTGCGGTGACCGGTCCCCCCCGAACCGGGGAGGCGTGCGATAATCCGGTCACGTGAATCGCCCGCCCATATTACGATACTGCCAAATGAATCCATCGATCCCATGCCAACCTCGCGAATGTATCTCCTGGCCGTCGATCTTCCACTCGATTCTCGGTGTACCCCGTAGAAACTCGTGGTCCCACCTCCAATCAAAATGGTCTCGCAGATAATGCGAGCCTTCCACGTCCCAGCGAATCCTATCGAGGTCGCGGCGGTTCGCTCGGACTTTGACTTTCGTTTTGACTGCGACCTGTTCAATCGGATCGTGCACAGACGGCAAAGCCGGCGGTGAACCGTAAGAAGTCATCACGCAAGAGACGAAGCCTAAAAAGAGCGCCGCCAAAACGATTGTCATAATGATTGCCATCCGGTGCAGCATGCGTTGTTCCATTTCAGTCATTCTGACTAGGGCTTAAGATTCCGCAGGTTGTGATTTCTGCTTTCAGCCGTTAAATGCGAGTCGCGGCAGTGGATGCTGCCGCAGCTCTAAACACACTCGAATTATGAAGGAATCCGAGCCATGTCTAAAATTATTTCTATCAAAACTTGCCCCACATGCAAAGCGGAAAAGTCGCTCGACGATTTTTTCCGGAATCGCGCCCAAGCCAGCGGAAGACATGCTCATTGCAAAAAATGCATGATCGCATATCGGCGCGCTTATCGTAAAACGGAAAAGGGCCGGGAACTTAGGCGTAAACACAATATCAAATATGAAACATCGAAAAAGGGCAGGGAAACTTCCGCACATTAGTACTCGCCAATGCGAAGAATGCGAAGAATGTGGCGAACAAGCTCAACACTGGCAGCACCTTGGTTATGAAAAAGAGAACTGGTTGGAAGTTATTCCCGTTTGCGGCATTTGCCATGATATCGCCCACACTTGAAGTGCTGATTCTCGGCCCCCCACGGACCGTACAGCAGCTCCAAAAGCGCTCTGTTAGAAGTTACCAGCGAAGTTCGCCCGGATGTTCCCCGTAACACTCCGAGCAAACCGCCCGTAACCGCATCCACGACTGGTCCCCCGCTGTGACCACGCCAGGCATTATCGTTGAGCCTGAATTGATACGCTTCCCGGCCGACCGAACTGATGGCAACGTGACGCACTGCCGGAGTCACTGTCCGCCCGGCGTATGACCCGGCGACGAACACGGGCTGGTCTTTGAATGGTCCGGCGTATCCGTCTGCGAGCGGAACGGCTGCCGGCAACTCGGCAAAGTGATCCGGCGACACCCACACGATCGAGCAGTCGTAGCGCGGATGCGCGCGGACGAACTGGCCGTCAACTTTGGCACGTTGGCCGTCCTTGAAAAATACCAGACGCACACGCCCGCGACGGTTGACGCAATGCTTACAAGTTGCGATCCAGACCCCGTGCGCGCGCGAAGCATGGAATACACCGCCACTGCAACCGGACGGCGAGGTCATACGTATCCAGGGGTCGGGAGGCGCGCCGCAGGCGCTCATCACAAACAGGAAAAAGACAAGCACTGCGCCGGTCAGCAGATAGAGAATCGTTCCCAGTCCAGGCCCTTTCGGTAAGTCGTCCAGATTTCTGTAATCGTAATTGCTTTTCATGATTAGTGACCTTTATGAAACCAGCCAAAAACTTCGTTGAAGAGCATGAGGATGGCTCCCGACAAAAGACCCCAGATCATCTTCAGGCCGATTGCCGATCTCTTTCGGAAACCTTGCAATGTTTGAATCTGAGAAAATGCGTCTGGGTCGTCAGGAATTTTGTTCCCCAGATTTTCTTCAATTGTAGAGAGCCTCTTTTCAGTTCCTTTTGAATATCTGTTAATTGTTTCACACAGGGTGTCGACAGCTTTGTTTGCCGCTTTTTGCTCAGCCTTGAGTTCAACGAAATCCAAACGGATGCCCGTGACCGTATCATGGATCTTGTTGATTTGTGAATCGATACCCGTTCCAGCCATGCGGTCACTCCAAACAAAGAATACCATGCACGGGCTGTTCGCCCGGCCCTCCAGATTCTGCAACGTTGTGATTCTGAGCTACTCCTCGCAGCACAGCCTCGATGTCTTCAGACTGCATCCGGTAGACCTTTACCGCTACCACTGCGCCAGAATCTCTTGGCGACGGCTGGACGAGTGGAACCAGTATTTCCGCCGAATCCATCGCGTCGTATTCTGCCGTCGAAATTTGCCACGGTATGGCGTGATACTCAAGCCATGCTCCGCCGAGTGCTGCTTTCAGCCGTTCTATCTCAGCCGCTTGTGCGTCCAGCTTCTCCTCTGAAACTGAATTTGCGCGGAGCGCTCTGAAAAGAACCGGGAGCTTCTCAACAAGCTCGGCATCGTCGAGCAGGTCTTTTGGTAGCTCTCCTCTTGATGCTGCCGCCAGATCAAAAAACTCCATCCATTCTTCGCTTCCTTCTTTAATGTCTAATGCGGCAGCATACCTCTCTAAGATTTCATGTTTCTGCGGTGGAAGATAGCGTCCTCGCTCAAGCCGGCTGTAATTTCCAGGATCAAGCCCTGTTGCTTGGCAATGCTCTCTAAGAGTGACGCCCTTCCTGATCCTCAACTCTTTCAGATACTTTCCAAATGCTGGCGTAGACATTGTTGCGCTCCCGTCACTGGTTTTTTATGCATACGAAAGCCGGTTCGTGCATTCGCTCCCGGTCAAGCACTACCCGCGTATTTACCGTCTACGAACAACTGCCGGCAGACTTCTGTATGCTGCGTGAATGCGGGCCCGTCGCCGGCCTGGGCAACTTGGAAGCCTCTTTTCCTGAGGCTGTAGTTGTACTCCCACGCAATTGTTTCGTTGAATCGTGGTGGTGGCGAGGCAACCATCGCCGAAGAATCTCGTTGCAGGGTGGACACAAAAAAACACTGTTCCCCGTGCCAGACATAACTCTTAAGCTTGCGGGTGTTGTGCATTTGCTTAGCTTCCTTGAGTCATGTTTTCCAATACCAAACATTGTCGCACAACACAGCTTGGCGAGGGGGCCCGTTACTGTTCCTTACCAGATGGGCCGTCAAAATGCCGCGCGCAGCCTGATGCCGGCCTCAACTTTCACGCAGGTCGTACATGTACGCAGAACCGGTAATCGATGGTTATTTTCATTCCTGCTCCAGCTTGTAGTTTGCCCACAGGCATTCAATCTTTTTTTTCTTCTTCTTCGAGGACGACGCCTTGTTGTCGATCTCAATATCGGCGCGGTACCAGCCCTGAGCTTTTGAGACAATCTCATAAAGCTCAGACGGATATCCGCTCAGAATGAATTTTCCCTTTAGTTTTTTACTGAAATAGCTCTCCAGCACGGACCACTGGTCGTCACTCCAAGATTCTTTCCGTCTGCCAAGAGCCATTGATCTGCCAAGAGCCATTGGTCTGTCTGGATTGGACAACAGCATCAATAATCGCGCATGGTCAAAGACACTCATTTCAAATTCACCGTACTCGCCGGTCGAAGACCGTGTTGTGTGCAGATACGGCGGGTCGCAGTAAACCAGCGTGCGGTTCCCGTCCTGCTGCTGGATCACATTGCAGGCATCGTCGTTCAGAATCACGACGCCTTTCAACCGCTCGTGGACTTCCGGCAAGCCTTCGATGCCGTTCCACCAGGCGTTCGCTTCGGCGTTGCGCCCGCCGCGCGTCCGGTTGCGAGTCAGCGGCGTAAAACAATTCATACGCCCGGCCATTGACTGGCGGGCGCGGACGAAAAACCAGACCGCATTAGTGAGAAGGTCTTCGCCGGAAGCCCGTAGTCCCGGGTCGCTTGCACCAGCGCCGCGCGACAACGTATTACACTGGTTCCAGCCATCCTGGCTGAATGGAATCGCCTGCATGATCCGCTCGAATCTCGAGAACATTTTTTCATCAGCCAATACTTTCCAAAAGTTTGTCAGCGCGCCGTTGACATCATTTACGATTTCAGAGCCGCCGCGCAAATGAGCGGGAAGCTTATCGCCGTTCTCCAGTCTCCAGGCTTCGTCGAGGAGCCAATCGCGATTCGGGTCGCGCGCCAACAGCACAGCGCAGCCGCCGCAAAATGGTTCGACAAAGTGAAGGTGTGCGGGGAAAAACGAAATGATCCACTTCGCTAAAAAATGCTTTCCGCCCGGCCACTTGAGTGGTTGTATTAGCTTAATGTTTGTGCTCCTGACCTTCCCTAAACTGGCCTGCGCGCAATTGGCCGGCGATACAACACCACCCTGCGCTGGTATTGAAAGGCTTGCCTGTCTTGTTCCTGTTTTGCCCGGTAATATCCAGTCGTACTCGAACAAAGGATTTGGCGGCGGCGTCTTTGAAGTTTCAGATTTTGGTTGTTTGCCTGGCATCCACTCGCCTTTCTGCTCCGTTCCCAAGATCTCTCCCTGCGGTCGCGACGCGCGGCATTTGGCGGACTCTCAAGTCTTCCGGCCACTCTGACATGTCGCCCCCTTTTTTGTCCTTGAGCCGTATCCGATTCACGTCCGTCCCGGTGCCGTCCGGCCAGCATTGCGAGCCGGGAACTGTACACGTCGTCGCGGCGTTGCGGCCGATTACGTTTGCTCCAAGCTGCTTCACAAAACAATCGATTCCCGCTGCACCGCATTGCGTCACAATCGAGCGAATCCAATCGGTGTTGCACGGCCGAGCTCCCGGCCCAGATTCACCGCCGGCGATTATTTGATCAAGTGTCGCCACCGCTGCCCGGGTGCGATCTTGGATACCGTCCGGTCGCGCACTCCGAAAGCCGCCGCGATCCGCGTCTTCCTCAATCCACTGCGAAAAATTAATCGGTGACAGCAACGGCTCCGCAGAAATAAACCTGATGCAAGCCGCACAGTTCAGTAGATGTGGAATCCGTTCCTCGGCCCGCTGCTGGTCTTCGCAGGAGACGCCAAGCCAGACGTTGGGAAGCGGCCGGGGCGGCTCCTTCCATTTAACTCCATATTTTTTCCCAATCAAACCCATTTCATCGAACCACTCATCTGCGCATTCATCATCGCGGGACTGTCTGCGATCTCCAAGATACTCCGCCATCCGCCCCGCTCTTTTCGTAAGGCACTGAAACGTATGCTGCGGGCAAAGAGCCATCACCGCGAACACTTTATCGATGAATTCGAACGGAACTTGTTCGTGAAACAGGTCGCTCATCGAGTTGACAAACCAGGTCGCCGGCTTCTTTTTCTTCAGCGGGATTGATAAGGCAAACACATTGATTTTTATTTTCCCCGTCCAGAGAATACGACCGTTCTGCTTTTCTGTCGTACCTTGATACTTATCCTGCCCCATCGCTTCGAGACGAAAAGCCATTCGCATCGCATAACAATTATGGCAACCCGGCGAGACGATTGAACATCCCGACACCGGGTTCCATGTTTCACCTCGGGTGCCATCAGAGTTTTGCGCCCACTCAATTTTAGTAGCCATTACGCGCCTCGATCGTTGAGGAGCACGTGCGCCTCATCTTTGAAGAGCACTTGCGCCTCGTCGCCGTATTGATTGACCAGCAGCCACGCTATTGCTTTGTCCCACTTCGACCATAAAGGATCTTCCAAACAAGAATCAAAAACCAAAACGGACATATCGATGTTTCCATCCGGCGTCACACATACCATATTCTCGACTTCTGTTTCCCAGTCTGCCGCAGCAACATCGTGCGTTAGATAATCCATGTAAAATGAGAGACTGCCGCAACTATCCGCGTAATCCATTACTCGCCTTTCTGAGTAATCCAGCACTCGCTTTTCTGATTTGTAAATTTCTCAACTCTTCCAGAAGATGCAGTAAAACGTCAACGTGACACGCACGGCCGAGAGGGCAATAACAAGCTAGAAAATCATACTGGTCCAATTCGCCGAGAGCAGACAGGAAGTCGTTGCCTGTTTTATCCGGGTCGGCCGTGTCATCCAGATTCATACCGTCGTTAAGAAACTGCGCAGAGGCTCCGATAGTGTCTGCCCGGGCGTCTGGGAAACGTAACAGCCAAAACCGGAACCACTGCACAGCGTGCCTGCCGGTAAACGGATTCGACCAGAATCCAGGTCGAGTACAACATTTCGTGTGCGGCGGAAGCCTGAAGTTTTTTGTTCTACGACGCTGAATTCGTTTCGGCATTGTTATCTTTCTGATACAAAACATCGCGATACGTCTGCAGCCGTCATCCTCGCCAAGAACTGCGTGCTTTACGGATATGTACATTCGCCGGTTTCCACTACCTCATGGAACGTGACGGCTATTGAGAGAGCACTCCAGAGGTCGCCATGAATGCCATACAGGGGACCTTTTTTTTTTCGTTCCCACTTGTGGAATCTTGCCGCCGCCAGACGCAGGATAACGATCGATAAGAGCTTGCCGGATATTTGAATCCTTAGCCCGCATCGAACCGCAAAGATGTAGCTTGACATCCTTGCGATAGATCCGGGACCACTCCCCCGGCCACGCCTGGATAAATCTCCCTGTCCAGAAAACAGTCTCGAACACTTCCCTGCCAACTGGCATTCCAAAACTTGCAATCATTTCAATTGCAAGATGATGGCGATATGCATCGCCCTTTGACCACTCGGCAATCCGCAACAGCACGATTGGATTTGTCTCCTTGGCAAACCGTAAAATCTTTCCTGATTCAAAATACAGCCACGCCGATTCAGTTGGACCGGGATCAATGCCTAAAATAATCATAATTCACTTATTTCAATTTTGCTTCGGCACGATCGAGGCGTTCGATCAGCCACACAGTAAGGCTTGCCGTGTCAGGCAAAATTAACAGCTTGCCAGTCGCTTCCCGCCACATCTCGAGCCCGCGCCGTTCCGCCTTCCAGTGCAGGTCGAACGTCGCCTGCAATTCGTCGCGTTCCTGTTGGATCTCGCGGAACCGTGCAGCACATGCTGAACAAGGCGGCGATTCGTTTTCCGGCTTCGTGATTTCAGTCATTTCAGGCTTCGTCGTCTTTCGTTTTCTCCGGAAGTGAACCTGATTTCGACACGGTGATTGTGCCAGACTTCTTCAAAAAACCATCGAGTATTACCGGGTCTATGTCATCCTTCGCAAAGATGAGAGTGCACCCAAATTCTTCCGGTCGAACACTGAATTTCTTGACGTCGAATACCGCCTTCACGGACGAAACGGACCCTTCGAATAGTTTGTCTTGACCTTCCGCTTCGTTTTCGCGAACGACTTCGACTGTGCCTGTCAGACGATGACCAGCGAATAATTCATCAGCCGTGTCAAGGCTGAGATTATCGCGGCTGATTTTACAACCGATCGTCCGGTGCTCCAGTTGCAAGTTGACGCTAGTGAAATCACACTTGATCTTTTTCTTCACGTCTTTGAGCTCCTTCTTTCTAAAACCTTTCCTGCCTTGGAGTTGCCTCTTTTTGAAGCCTTTACTGCCTTGGAGTTGCACCTACCTAGCACCTACCTAGCACCTACCTTGCACCTAGCTAACACCTTCCCTGCCTCTTTTTGAAGCTTTTACTACCTTTTAGTTCCTTCTTTCCTAGAATCTTTCTCTTTAGCCCTTCTTCCTTAATCTTCCTCTTTAAGTTCTTCTTCTTTAATCTTCCTCTTTATAAGAAATTAAAAACAAAGACCCCCCCCCCCTCCCC